TTGCTCTTTTCGTGGCCGCCATAGATTCTGTGCACATGCTCTGAAGTACGCCAGCCATTGGCACTGCTATAATCCTGGAAGTCAGCATACAGCTGTTCTACCAGACTGGTGGTGGGTACTAGTATGAGCTGTCTGCGGCCGGCTTCCAAATGATGCCTGACCAGGCTGTAAATGATCAGACTCTTGCCTGAACCAGTTGGACTTAATAACAACGTACGTTTATTGAATATGGCATGCTTGACTGCGTCAATCTGATAGTCTCGGATGTCTATGGGTTGGCCATGACCAGTTAGTTTTAGGTCTTCTAGATACTGACCAACATCCAGATAGGGATCTGATTCAGTTGCCGTGGTGTCTTCTACGGTATAGTTGTTCAGTGCCGCAAATGCACCTACATAGGGTATGAGCCCAGCATATAACTCTTGCGTGAATAAACTGTACAATCGGACCTTGCCATCCCAGAGCTTGGCTCGGAACTGGGGCATGAAGCGCGCACCTGGCTGTTCAAAGGTAAAATAATCACTCAGTTCCTGCATGATGCTGACATCAGCATCTACACGACAATGTACATGATTCTTGGGTAAGATGCGAATATCAGCCAATTAGATCATTCCGTTGGTGAATTTAGTCCACTCAATGCTGTTCTTGATGTCCCAGGTTCGGCTATGAATGCTTTTTAGTATGCCTTCGAGCATGCTCAATACAGTTCGGTGATACTCCAGTTTGTCCTGTAGTATGATTAAATCTGCATCAGTTGCTATGAATTCATCCATTTCATTCTTTATGGGTTTGATGCCCTGCCACTGAGGCCAGTTCATTTCGTCCAGTTCTAGCTGAGTCATTTCACCACGATAGTAGCGCCATTTAAGGCGACGCATGCGCAGATATTCGGATTCGCTTCGACGGGTATTTAGTTTGGCATTGACTAAAAGATTGAGATATTTAGAGTGAAGTTTAGGTATCTTAGCGCTTTCGGATCCCAGATTGGTTTCGTCTATGCGGCTATCAGTTGCCCAGGCTTCTTGTATTTCCGTTAGTTTCATTCACATTTCTCCATTCAGATAGAACCATTATATAGTAAACATGATACAGAGTCAATTAAAATTGGTCTATGGTAAACACTTTGTATCTGAAACTTGCAGTTCCAACAAAATATTCCATGCCCGAGCTGGTGATGTCAAAGTTCAGTCCTTCCACACTGGTGGGCCAGAGATCCTGGAAGTTTAATCTCACCACTGGTATGTTGTTGCTGTCCAGTATGAGCAGGGCTGCATCACTAAAGGCATTGTTGTACTGTTCTGGTGAATATACAGACGCTCTGCGGGTCAGCTGACCATACTGATCGCCACCGCTGGGAACACCTATGCTGGCTACCCAGTCATAGAGCTCTTTATAATTGCTCATGTCCTCGTTGATGAGAAACTGTATGATAAACTCACCAAAGCTTACTTTATCGCCAGGATGTGGTATGTCCACAAAGGGTGTCTGTTGCATGGCTGCACCCAGACTAAGCTGAGGCAGATTGGCACTCTGACAGGTATAGGTTACATTGGGTAGCTTGGCTATCTGAAACTTAAAGCTATTGGGACGCAGATAATTAGTACTGGGTACTGTGGCCATGACGCCGGTCCAGTTACTGGTTACTGCTGAATATGTTGTGGTTGATGTTCCTATGCTCATATTATACCTATTGACTTTCTATTGACACACCTATAGTATTAGCGTGTACCTGGGTTATGTAATCTAATATTACCTATTAACTATATTTATCAAGTAAAGAAAAGGGAGAACTAAATCTCCCTATCTTTTTATTACTTCTACCTACAACTAATATTACATTAAGTTTGTTACTTTTACGCGTCTGTAATATGTGTTGGTGTCTGTTGATAAGCTTGTAAACGGATTTGTTACTAAGCCATAACGTGTTTTGAAACCGATCTTTGGTTGGAACGTTGCAGGATCAACTGCGCGAACCATTTGGAGCGGTACGTATGGGCAATAGAACATACCAGCGTCATATGGGCTTGTACCTTTGTAACCAGCTACATAGAATTGGCTAGCTGTGTTCAGGTTAGCTGAATATGGATCAACATAAACTTTGATCTTACCGTTTAATACACCAGCAAATGTATTGCCTGTGTCGTCAACGTTTAATGCTGTGCTTAGTGCAGGTGTGTAATCTAAGATACCAGCCATGCTCAGTGCTGAAGCTACGTCTGCTGATACAATTAGAAGATTACCTTTACCTCTACGTGTTGTTTGTGCAATGCTGTTGCAATCTCTTTCGATTTGGAACAGTAAGCCTTTGAATCTTTCAACTGACCAACGACCGTTTGAATCGGTGTCTAAGTCAAAAGTACCGTATGTTGTTGTAGCACCTGTTTGTGCACCTGCTTGAGCTGCAACATAGATAGTACGGATAACTTCACGGTTGATTTCGAACAAGATTTCTTGGCTAAGAATGTTAGCTAATTCACCTTCTGCGTCAAGACCATGAACTGCTTTTAAGTCTTGTGCTAATTCAACTGTGTACTGAGCTTTTAAACCACGTGTCTTAGCAGCTACGGTTGTCTTTTCGATTGTGAATGCCATTTCGCCAAATGCATATGTGTCGCCTAATTTTTCAGCGTCACCAGTTGCAATACCAACACCAGTGGTGTATGGTGAACCTACTGGGTTTGAACCAGCGTGTGAAGTGATAGAACTACCAGCGAAGTCTGTATCAGCTTCGTTGAATAAAGCTTCTGTACCGCCTTGTGTTGAATAGTTTGACTTCATAGCGAAGATCAAACCGGTTGGGCCTGTCATTGGTTGTACACCGCAAACGTCGTATGCCATTAAGTTAGGCATTGCACGGCGAACCAGGCTGATTAAGATTGGATCATAACCTGCTAAGTTGCTGTTTGCTGGACTGTTAACTTGACCTGAGAAACCAGCGCCCACAGAGTTAGCTGGAACTGTTTCCCAAAGTGCTTGTCTTTCTTCCATGAGTGCTTTTTCTTGGTTTTCCAAGAGCACTGAGGTTACATGCTTTTTATAAGCATCTTTGATCTCTGGTAGATCTGGGTGATCTACAACAGCTGACCATTTATTTGCTATTGTTTCTGTCAACATTTAAATTTTCTCCTGAAGGAATTGTTGATTCGTTGTTAATAAAATTTTACTTGAATGCTTTAACTTTTGCTATTCTTGATAATGCTTCAGTATAATGTTTCATGTTTGCTGGAATTGTCTGAGCTTTGTCAGCATCACCTGCGGTCTGAACATTTTCTTCCAGAGTTTTTTCTGGGCTAACTGGAGTGTTACCTGGGAAATAGTTTTCTTTAACTACTTTAACTTTGCTAGTGAAAAGTTCTTCGTTACCGAATTCTACACCTTCTAATAGCTTGGACATTTTTTCTGCATCGGTTGCAGTAAGGTCTCGGCATGCTTGTTCAATGATGCGATCGCGTTTGATACCATCCAGTTCTGTTTTGATCTGAATGTTTTCAGCCACGGTGTCATTTAAACGAGCTGTAACTTCGTCGACTTTTGTAGACATGTCTGCGAGGACGTCTACTTTGTCTTCTGGTACTTCAAAGTAATGCTCTTGGAAAAGATTCTTTAAACCAAGCATAAAGTCTTCCGCAACTTCTGTGCGCAATCCTTGTTCCACGGCAACCTCATTGTCTTTCATCCATTGTTCTACAACATAATTTAGATATGAATCTACCTTTTCTACAAGACCTTCTTTGAGTTCTTCAAAGTCGCTGACATTTTGTTCGGTCAGTTCAGCTGAGATAGCTTCGACTTCATGATTTACACGAGCAATAACAGCAGCTTCGAATATAGCGCCTGCTTGTGTTTTAAATTCTTCTGATAGGTTAGTGTCTGCAGCAAATACACTTTCGATGTCTTTGCGTAGGTCTTCTAAACGCATATCAATTTTACGAGGTTCGATGATTTCTTCATCTTCCAGATCTTCTTCTGTGATGATATCTTCGGCTTCGATGTCGTTTTCTTCAAATGCTTTTACGCCCTGTCCAGGAGTAGTTGGTTCTGCAAATACATCACCATCTTGACCTGTACCAGATGCCACTGAATATTCTGCATCACGGCTGTTGCCCTGACGGAATTGTGGTTCTGAGTTACCTTTTACACGGGTATTATCTGGTGTATTTGAATTTTGATTTTGTGGTAAAGTTTCAGCATATGTAGCATCCTGGCTGTCGCCTTGTTTAGCCTGAGCTTCTGCGCCACCTTTTTTAACACTGGTGTCTTCACCATTTACTGCAGCACCGGTATGAGGATTAATAACAGTGTACTGAGCCTTTTGGCTACTGCCTTGAGAAGCCTGAGCTTCACCAGGACTGGTACTTAATCCTGCTTCGTTGATTTGCTGAGCTTTGGATTTTTTAGCTTCCATGAGC